GTGCCCATCCTCTGGCGTTGGCTCATTGATTATGTTTAGCGGCATGGATGAGGGCCTACTCAATCGTGGTGGCAGAACTATTAGAACTGCACTGGAGTTAGAGATGGCAGTAAGCCGAATGGCCGCAGAACCTAACCCAACAATGGTTATCAAAAACACTGGCGTTGATTTACCACCAGAGCAGGTTTCAAGCCTGTTGGCTCAGTGGAAACTAGCGCGATCACAACGCGCAACGGCTTATCTATCTGGCCCATTGGATGTAACTACCTTTGGCTACGATGCCGGACAAATGCAGCTGACCGAGTCCAGGCTAAACACAGCCGCCGAAATTGCCAGATTGTGCAATATTCCTGCTTGGTACATTAACGCCGAGTCAGCCAGCGCAACTTACTCAAACGTAAGTCAAGAGCGGCGTAGCCTTGTGGACTTTAGCCTAAAGCCATACATGGCGTGCATCTCTGAGCGATTGAGCATGAATGACCTCACGCCGCGTGGATCAATCGTGAAATTTGATTTGGATGATTACTTGCGTGGCAACCCGTTAGAACAGATCGAAGTCCTAGAGCGAATGCTTGCAGCTGGAATTATCAACGTTGATGAAGCCCGCGAAGAGATGGAATTAGCACCGAGAGGAAATGAAACAAATGCAACTTAATTTTGAGGGCCAGATCCTGGCCGCAAATGTTGAGACCAGAACTATAAAAGGCTTGGTTGTGCCGTTTAATGTCAGCGGAAACACATCGGCTGGCCCAGTCCGTTTTGAGTTTGGTGCTTTTGGTGACATTGATCCAAGCCAAATCATTCTTAACGCCGAGCATGATCGCACACGCCCACTAGGTCGTGGAGTCGGTAATTCATTAGAAGTTAGTCCAGCAGGTATTTCAATGGCCTTTAAGATCGCGCCAACTAACGCTGGCAATGATGCGTTGATCGAAGCCGCCGAGGGTTTACGCCCAGCCTTTAGCATTGAAGCCAAAGTCAATGAATACACAATTGAAAAGGGCGTCATGGTCGTGGCCTCAGCAAATCTTGAAGCCGTTGCCCATGTAACTAACCCGGCATTCAAAGATGCCCAAATCCTTGAGGTAGCAGCTACCGAGGAAACCCCAGAAACCACCGAGACGGAAATCCCCGTTGAGGATGAACCACAGGAGAATACAGTGGACGAAGTAACAACACCAGTTGCAGATGAAGTAACAGCAGCCGCTGTTGTTCATGCTGCATCGCCAGTGGCTTACACAAAGCCGCGCTCACCAATTAAGACCCAGGCTCATTTCCTAGAGCATTCAATTAAAGCGCAAAGAGGAAACAGCGAAAGCGCACAATGGATCATGCACGCTAAGGCCGAGGATGCAAAGCATTTAACAGCTGCGGATGACAGTTTCACAACCAATCCAGCATTCAAGCCAGTGCAGTATGTGTCCACAGTTGTAGACACACAAATTGGCGCACGCGGCGCGATTGATGCGATTGGTACACGCGCATTGCCTAACGCTGGCATGACCGTATCCATTCCAAAAATCACCACATCAGGATCAGTTGCAGAAACTGCCGAAGGTGGAGCACCATCAGAAACCGGCATCGTGTCTGCCTATGTTGATGCAACTGTAAAAGCCTACAAAGGCATGCAGCGTTACTCGGTTGAATTATTCGACCGCGCTGATCCAAGTTTTTACGCAGCAATGCTGGACAACATGCGCCGGGTATACGCTCAGGCAACTGAAGCTGCAGTTATTGCTGAACTTACATCAGGTGGCACACAGGCAACTGCAACCGCTGCTGATGTTGATGGCATTGTGTCTTACGTTAAGACCGAAACCCCAGCTGCATACCTTGCAACTGGCGAATTGGCCACACGTTACATTGCCGGCACATCCCAGTGGGGTCTATTAATTGGCGCACAAGATTCAACCAAGCGACCAATTTTTAGTGCATCACAGCCAATGAACTCAGCTGGCGCAGTTGGCACACAGTCACTACGCGGAAACGTAATGGGCCTAGACCTATACGTTTCTAACAAGGCTGTGTCCACATCCATTGATGAATCAGCATTCATTGTTGTGCCATCATCCGTAGCCATTTACGAAAGCCCAGTTTTGCAGCTTTCAACCAACGTGGTTACAACTGGCGAAATCGAAACAATGCTTTACGGCTACATGGCCGTCAAGACACTTGTTGCCGGTGGAGTACGTCGCTTTAACCTGACCTAGTCAGAGTTAGTTAAGAGTGTGGGGGATGCGGCCCTGTGTCCCCCACACACCCACCTAGATAAGGATTAAAAAATGGCACTGATCACACTTGCTGAACTCAAGAGTGTTTTAGGAATTGGCGACATTTACGCCGATGCCATTGTCCAGGCTTGCGCCGATAGTGCCGAAAACATAATCCTTTCATTACTCACCAAGAATCAATGGGGCGTAGTAGCGCATGAGCGCACAAACCTTGTAAACACAATTACAACAGATCGCCCGCATGATGTTTATGTAGGCCAGTCAGTTGTTATTGCTAACAGTGGCGCAAACTTTGATGGAACTAAAACCATCACAAAAGTCACCGAATACACAATGTCATTCACTGGCACTGGATCGGATTATCCAAAGCATGGGATCGTGCCTTACGGAACAGTAAAAGCCACACAGTACATTGATTACGACACCATCCCAGAAGTTAGACAAGCAGCCTTGGCAATCGCCAGTGACATTTGGATCACTCGTACTGGCACACTTGGCCAGCAAGGTGTTGATTTCCAAAGCCCAGCCCCATACCGTTTAGGCCGATCTTTATTTACCCGAGTAACTGGATTACTAGGTAAGTGGATGGACACTAGAGGAATGGTCGGTTAATGGCTAATCTAGCAACATACCGGGCTAACCTTGCCACAACTCTTGCAGCTGCCGGGCGAGTAGTTTACTCATGGCCAAATGAAAACATCACGCCGCCAGCCATTGTGCTTGTGCCGGGGTCGCCATACATCACAGTCAGTGCCATTGGTGGTGCTCGGTGCAATGTGCGCTTTGACATCACAGTGATCGTCAATGCAGCTGACAACCAGGCAGCACTGGCCAACATTGAAACTTTAATATTCTCCGTCACCGATTTGTTATCTAATAACATCTCATTCCTCGGAGGATGGTCACAACCAACAGTCCAGCAAATCGGAAACGCCGACATGCTAATCAGCCAACTCAACATCGAGATGGTCACAACCAACTAGAAAGGCAAGTCATGCCAGCAACATACATAACTGGTCGGAATCTGACTTTGAGCATCAACTCGGTGTCATACGCAGACCAAGCAAGCACTGTAACCCTTGAAATGGAAAACAACCAGCAAGTGTTGGAAGTCCTATCGGGTCGCTCTTACAAGACCGTAGATAAGACAGCCACACTGAATGTGGAAATGTACCTGGATGACACAGCAAGTGCTGGCATCATCTCAGCTCTTTGGGATGCAGCTAGTGCATCACCTGACACGTCACTTACGTTCTCATTTGATGTAAACGGCGACACATTTGCTGGCAAGGTATTTCCAGTATTTCCAACAGTTGGTGGCGCGGCCACTGACGTATTGACTACATCTCTCAGCTTTGTTGTTGAGGATGGATCAGTTACTCGCACATAATCTAGAGAACAGGGCAAACCTTATGAAGTACAACGTAACTACAAAACAGGGCAATAACTACATAGTGAGCGATGAGTCAGCCTGGCTTTGGGTAGAGATCGAGCGTGAACTCGGTTATACAGTCAGCCAGGCAGCCGACAAAATGAGCCAAGGCTCGCTGGATGTAATCACTTGCATGTTGTTTAAGGCCGCCAAAGCCGCAGGCAATACCAAGTTACCAAATCAGCAGGCGTGGGTTATCAATGAGTTTGAGACCTTTGAGGTGGTCGAGGACAGCCCAAAAGAGAGTTAAGGGATGCACTCGTGCGGATAGCAGTATCCAGTGGCATACCTTTAACAGATCTTATGACTTGGTCGCTCGCAGACATTAACACAGCAATCACGCTAATAAGGGAAAGGAATGGACATGGCAGCTGAAAGATCAACAGTCAAGATCCAGCCTGACTCAAGAGATTTGCGCAACCTTTACAAGGCATTTCGAGAAATGGACGAGGGATC